GTCTGCTTGGGACGAGCAGGACGGAAAAAACCGGTATTTCGATCAGTTTTACCAATGAAAAGGATCGGTCGTTTCTGACGTATCGCGGCACGAACGCGGGAATTTCCATCGACAAGGTGGATATCGAGGGCGTGAAAAACGCTTCGCATATCCATATGACAGGCTATGAGGGAAGCAAAAACCACGCGGCGTATCTTTCTTTATTAAAACGCGTCAAAGCAGAGACAGAAGCGACTGTCTCGTTCGATCTGGGCTGGGATTCAACCGGGGAATGGAATCCTCAGATCAAGGAGCTGTTTCCGTATATCGACGTGCTGTTCATGAACGAGACGGAAGCGATTCACTATGGCAGGACGAAGACCGCACAGGAAGCGGCACGGGAGTTTGCGAAGGATTGTGACAGGGTGGTCATCAAGCTTGGCAGCAGCGGTTCTCTTGCAATCGAAAACGGAAAAGAGGTCTTTCTCCCGGCGTACCGGGTAAAGGCTGTGGATACGACTGGCGCAGGGGATTCGTTTAATGCGGGCTTCGTATACGGATTTCTGACCGGAAAAGGTCTGGAAGAATGTCTGGCCTGCGGCAATGCCTGCGGCGCGTTAAACGTGACAGCGTACGGCGGCAACACCGGATTTCCGGACAAAGAGGGACTGAAGGAATTTATGGGAAAAAAGAAAGGAGAGGAAACAAAATGAAAATCGCAGTCATCGGAAGCTGGCAGACCGGAAACTATACGGACACTGATGGAAAGAAGTTTTACACAAATGACTGTCTGGTAGAAACACATGAGTTTGTGGAAAGTAAGGGCAAAAGTAACCAGTCTGAAAACATCGGCGCAGTTCCACCGTCAGCACCGGCAAGTGACACATTTGTTGAACCGGCTTACGATCCGGATTTACCGTTTTCGTAATTGAAAGGAATTTCAGTTGGATTACAAGAAATTCAGACAGGCGAAAGCCATTGAAGCTAGCAATAAGAAGAAACTTCTGAAAGTAAATCCGAAACTGGATGAAGGAACCGGAATATATATACTCTGGCGTACCGAAACCCATGGATATATCGGGCAGTCAGTAAAACTTCTTACCAGACTGGCACAACACATGTCAGGATACGAACAGCATATTGATCGTTCCATGAAAGCACATGGGCTGTATTCGGAAGATAATAAGAACGGCTACAAGATTGATTTTTTCCATTGCCCGGTATCACAGCTTGATGAAAAAGAACGAGAATACATCCAGAAAGCCATTGATGCCGGATGGATTGTGAAAAACAAGACTGGTGGTGGACAGGATGAAGGAAAAGAAAAGATTGCTGATTACCGACCGGCAAAAGGATATCGTGATGGTATCCAACAAGGCAAGAAAACTCTGGCCCGTGATTTATTACATATTATTGATACTCATTTGCAAATTACCCTGAAGCCAGAAAAGCAGCACAATAAAACTTCAATCAAAGCTTTTGAAAAATTCAAAGAAATGCTTGATGAAAGGAACTATGAGAAATGACTATACGTGAAATAAAGAGCAGAAAGCACATGGAATACAAGCAGAATCGTAAAGATATTTATTATTTCATCGTAAAATACGAAAAACGCAAAGGCGAAATGCCACAGATTAAAACGATAGCTGAGGAATTGGACTTAAGTCCCAGTGCAGTCCAGAGACATTTACGCCAGTTTGCGGATGATGGACTGATTGAATTTTCGGGGAGCAATTCTCACAGAAAATACCAGCTGATAAGAAAGAACGAAAGATGAAGCTTTACGATCTGTACACCTTAGATGGGACGTTCGTAGATACGCTTACCCGGAAAGAAGCTGTTGAAAGGTTCGACCTTTCCGGGTGGGACTTCAAATCAAAAATAGACTACAGAGAACCTATCAATGGTGAATATTACCTGGATGATTCGGAAGACGATATCACTGTTAGAAAACACAAGGACAAAGACATGCTTGCACAGTTTGACTTACTCACATCGAAGTTGAGAAAAAATATTAAAAGCGGAGGGAAAATAATGGCAGAGAATTGTAATGAATGTAGTATCGCATGGATACGTGGAAGCGATTATGCCGAGGTATCAGCGTACAATGGAAGCACTTTAAAGAATCGAACACTTAAACTGAAAGAAGAAAACCCGGAAGATGTGAAGGTTATCGCAATTAACAAAGATGGCTCGATTTTCGCTCATGTTCCGAGAAAATACGTGCCAAATTTACGAGCCCCGAGAAAACTGACCGAAGAGCAGAGAGCAGAATTGGTTGAGCGAGGAAAGAACATGTCGAAATGGAAAGTAACTGATGCAGAAGAAACGTCAGATTTCGATTTTGACGATGAGGATGAAGAAATCCTCGATGGTGAAGATAAAATCGGTTTTTAGGTGAAGAAATGAGAGTAGATGTTCAGATGAGGAATAATGCTATAACGATTCAAGAATTGAGAGTGTATCTGGCAGAAAGGTACGGGATCCGCAAAGGAAACCGTATCAAGTACACAGAACGCGGAGAGGAAAAAGTGGAACACATTTATGAGGTCGATGCGATTTATCCGCATTGTGTGTTGCTGCGAGATATTTTCGATAACACAAGGATTTGCCCGTGTTACGGAAAATTAAGAATGATGTTGAATGAAATCGAGTAAATATGAAGATGGTTAAAAGAAAGGAATAACGAATCCTCGGTAAACCGAGGTTGTATCAAGATTAGTATGGTGAATTGATACATAAAGTTTGGCGGAGTGGCCGTGCCTAAGTAAGCACTTAATAATGAATCCAAGCCGATTGCCAGACTATCCACGCACAGGATTTGTAGCGTGGTGTTATGAAAGTATGTTGGTTTTCAACAGGAATAAGCAGTTTTGTAGCGTGTTATCTGGCAAAGGATGTTGACGAGATTATCTATACTCATGTATCGAATCAGC